CGCGCTCGCGGCGTCGCAGACACTCAACGTCATCGGCGTGGTGGATGAGGGCGGATATCCGGCCTTGGAGCTGGAGTACACCGGCACCGTCTCGGGGGATCAGGGCGTCATCCGCTTTGAGCCGCCGGGCGGGCTGCCGCTGGCCGGCTCCCTCCCTTACACCGCGTCCCTTTGTGCAAGGCTGGTGTCCGGCGCCACGACCGGCGTGAGTTTCTTTCTCCTACGAACGCGCGTGAACGCCGCCACGGCCCAGAACGGCACAGGTATCAATCTCGGGACGCTCACCACCGCCCCCATCGGGGATCAGCGGTTCCAAACGGCTCACACGACCCTGGCGGACGCCACGCAAGGGCGTATGGAAATCGTCATCCAGGGCGCCGCCACCTTCCGTTTCCGCATTGCGGTGCCGCAGTTTGAACAGGCCGCCTTTGCGTCCTCCCCGATCCTGCCGCCCGTGGGCGTGCCAGGCGTCAGCAACCGCGCGCAGGACACGCTGTGGCTCTACCTCACGGCCGCGCAGGCCAAGCGGTGGACGCTCAAGGGGTCGTTGCGTCGCGACCACCAATCCACGGCGATGTACTACCTGGAAGGCTGGAACGGCTCAAACACGAGCAACTATGTCCGGCTCCGACAGTCCACCGGCTCCGCGCTGGTGGGCGTGGCCGGCGTCAGTGGCGTGGCCACGCAGCCCACGGCGCCGAACACAACGGCCGGGATCGTCTATCCCTTCACCATCGGGTTGGATGAGAGCGGCGTGGCTTGGCGACTTGGCGACGCGGCACCCCAATCCCTCGGGCCGACCCCGCCGAACATCACCAATATCCGCCTCGGCGCGCAGCCGAACAACGGCTCCCCCATGTTTGGCAGCTTCGGCGTGCTGGATCTGTACCCGTATCGCCATGGCGATCTGGCGGGGGCCGCATGACGACCCCCCGCAAGCCCCGGAGCAAATCCGTGCCGAAGCAGCCCGCCGTGCTCCCGCGCTGGGCCGTCACGCTGTTTGCCGCCTCCGCAGGCGGCGCAAGCGTGCTGGCGGTGGCCTCCTACTTCACCGGGGCCGTCAACACCTACACGGCGGCGCAAACCAAGCTCGCCAGCATGGAAGCCGCGATGGTCGTGCTGGCGCCCCTCCCCGGGCGCCTCACGACGCTGGAAACCCGGTTCGACGCGCAGGGCCGCGTGCGGGACCAGCAGCACCAGGGAAGCGCGGATCGGCTCCGCGCGCTGGAGAACGCCGATGTGGCGAATCTGGAGCGGCTGCAAGTCCTGACAACAACCATCGCGGGCTTGCTGCCGCGCGTGGACGAGATCCTGCGCCGGCAGGAACGGCTCGAAAACCGGCTGAGTGTGCCGCAGGGCACGCGCCCCGGCAGCGACGACGCGCCTGAGCGGAAGCCGGCGCTTTTTCACGCGATCTTTCGACGGGACGACTGACATGCTGAACAACCCCTCTGATTCGATGCTGTGGCTGGCGCGCATGGTGCTGCTGTCGGCCGGCGGCGCCCTGGCGCAGCGCGGCTACGGCGACGCCGCCCTGTGGGATACCGTGGTGGGCGGCCTCATGGTGATCCTGACGGCCGTATGGAGCTACCTGGCGAGCCGCCCGAAGGACGAGCCGTGACCCCGGCCGCTGTCGTCCTCACGACGATCATTGACCCGGCGCTGGAGTACCTGGCGGGGCCGCTCTATCGCGTGCGCGGGGGCTACCCCGCACGCCTGATGATGACGGCCATCGCCGGCCAGGAAGCCAATTGGACGGCGCGCAAGCAGGCCGGCAACGGGCCCGCGAACGGGCTGTGGCAGTTTGAACGCTTCGGCGGCGTGAAGGGCGTTCTGACGCATCGCGTGACCAAGGAGCTGGCCCGCCGCGCCTGCGCGGAGCTGGGCGTGCCTGGCACGGATTTCTCCGCCTGGCAGGCGCTCCAGTTCAACGACCGGCTGGCCGCGATCTTCGCGCGGCTGCTGCTGCTGTCCGATCCCCGCCCGCTCCCGATCACGGAAGACGCGGGCTGGGAAATCTACAACTCGGTGTGGCGGCCTGGCCGCCCGCACCCGAAGACCTGGCCCCGCTGCTGGAGCGAGGCCGTCAAGGCGGTGGCATTCGCCGACGCCGCCAAGGAGTACCCGGTCCATGCCTAACCCCGCCTCCGTCTCCCCTGTCCGGCTGCGCCGGCCCGTGGCGATTGACAAGCTGGTGCGCCGCTACCGTGGCACCCCGGCCATGCCGACCGTCGCATCGCCTATCGGCAACCGCACGCAGGCTCGCAACGCGGCCTTCTCGCTGGTGGTGAGTGAAAGCCGGTATCCGGGCTGCACAACCTGCTGGGTCGAGAACCTGGCGGAAGTGCCGGGCCTGGTGGTGACGGCGACCGACGCCACCAACATGACCCTCTCGGCCAACGCCAACACCCTGACCATCGGCCAGTGGCCGGTCATCATCACCGCACAGAACGCGGACGGGTATTCCGTCAAGGACGTGTTCTTGCTGACCGTGACCTAGCCATGGCTTTCCGCACGCCAGCTCGCCACGCACCGGCCCCGCTCCGGGAGGCACAAGAAGCCGACCGGGAGCGGGAGGCGGCGGCGCAGGTACGCCGCCGCGCCCTGGAGCTGGAGCGCGAGCTGGCGACGCTGGAGCACTACCGGCGCCAGGCTGCGGCGCCCACGGATCTCCTCGCCTTCGCGCAGGAAATGATGCTGGACCCGGCGGACCCCGCCGGCCACGCCACGCTGTACGAGATCCGGCCGCATCACCGCATGATCGCGGAGCACCTGGAGAAGCTGTTCAACGGCGAGATCACCAAGCTCTGTATCGCGCTCCCGCCGCGCGCCGGCAAAAGCGAGCTGGGGGCCCGCCGCCTGATTCCCTACTACCTCGGGCGCCGGCCGCGCGATCTGGTGATCTTCGCGACCTACAATGACGAGTTCAGCGGCGACATGGGCCGCGACGTGCGCGAGGTCATGCAGCGGCCGGAGTACCAGGCTCTTTTCCCGGATGCCGTGCTGGAGCGGGGCTCCGCCTCGGCGGATCGGCTGCGGCTGGTGGGCGGCGGCGCTGCGGTGTTCGTCGGTCGCGGCGGCGCCCTGACCGGGCGCGGTATGCACCTCGGCGTGTGCGACGACTTGATTAAGGATTCGGAGGAGGCGAACTCCCCGACCCTCCGTAACAAGGCGTGGGAGTGGTTCACCCGCGTCTTCCTGACCCGCAAGATGGGCGACGACGCGCGCGTGCTGTTGATCGGCACACGATGGCATGAGGATGACGTGCAGGGCCGGCTCACGGACCCGCGCAATCCCTGCTACGACGCGGAAGAGGCGGCGAGCTGGACGATCCTCCGCATCCCCGCCATCAGCGAGGATGAGGCGACCGATCCGCTGGGGCGGCCGAAGGGCGAGGCGCTGTGGCCGTCACGCTTCCCGATCCCCTTCCTGCAATCCCTCCGGCGGATGGACCCGCAGGGCTTCTCCGCGCTGTACCAGGGCCGCCCGACGCCGGAGGAGGGCACGCATTTCAAGCGGGAGCACCTTCGGACCTACACGCGCGACCAGATGCCGGAGAGCCACGAAATGCGGCTCTACGTGGCGAGCGATCATGCGGTGTCGGTCAAGCAGCGCGCGGACCTGTCGTGCTTCATGCCGGCGGGCGTCACCCGGGACGGCGATCTCTACATTCTGCCGGATCTTGTCTGGGAGCGGCTGGGGCCGGAGCAGGCCGTGGCGAAGATGCTGCACCTCGCGCAAGTGCGGAAACCGATCTTCTGGTGGGCTGAGAAAGGCCACATCAGCCAATCCATCGGCCCGATCCTCCGCAAGCGGATGGTGGAGACCGGAACCTACGTCACGATGGATGAGGTGACGCCGGTAAAGGACAAGCTCACGAGGAGCCAAGCGATCCATGCGCGCATGAGCATGGGCCGCGTCTTCTTCCCGTCCTTCGCGCCGTGGTGGGAAGACGCCAAGAACGAGTTGCTGACGTTCCCCGGAGGAACGCATGACGACTTCGTAGATGCGCTGTCGTTGCTGGGCCTGAAACTGAACCAGCAAATCGGGGCGGCCGTGCCGCGCGCCCGGAAAACCGCGCCTGACCGCCTGACGATGGGCTGGGTCAAGCAGAGCAGCAAGCAAATGAAAGACACGTTGGCCCGGCGGCTCGCCCGCCGCGCGTGGTGAGGAATGACGATGAGCGATAGCTGGGCCGCGATGATGGGCGTGGAGCAGGAGGAGCAGGGAATGCTCCCCCTCACGGATGAATACGGCAGCGCGATTGCGCCGACCGAGACGGAGGCCATGCGCCGGACGGTGCCGGACGTGGACCCGGCGCGTGCCGCCCTGGTGGCGCAATGGGGCGCGTGCATCACGCACGCCCGCAATTTCTACAAGCCGACATTCGACCGGATGCGCGAGGAAATGGACTTCGCGCGCGGCAAGCAATGGCCGCACATGATCGGCGCCAAGGCCGACGCCGCGCTGGATAGCGAAAACGGGCGCTGGGATGATCCCGCCTACTATGTCGCCAACATCACGCACCGCCACATCACCACCCGCGTTGCGAGCCTCTACGCCAAGAACCCCAAGAGCCAGGTGAAGCTCAAGCAGCGCCTCCTCTCCGCCGTCTGGGACGGCGGCGCGGCGCAGCTCCAGGCCGCGCAGATGATGATGCAGCAGGCGATGCAGACCGGGCAGATGCCGCCGCCGGAGGCTGCCGTGGTGGTGCAGGAAGCGCAGCAGGTAATGCAGCTCAAGAAGGACGCGACCCTGACGGCGCGGACCCTGGAGATCTTGCTGGACTACTACACGGGCGAGCAGGCCACCCCCTTCAAGGCCAGCATGAAAGCGCTGGTGAAGCGCGCGATCACGGTGGGCGTGGGTTATGTGAAGGTCGGTTTCCAGCGGCAGATGGAGACCCGGCCGGACGTGGATGCGCGCATCAACGATGCCTCCACGCGGCTCGCGACCATCGAACGCCTGTCGGCCGAGCTGGCGGACGGTGAGCGCCAGGAGGGCGATGCGGAGGCGGAGCAGCTTCGGCTTGCCATCGAGGCGCTGCGGGCGGAGCAGACGGTGGTGAAGCGAGAGGGGCTGGTTTACGAGTTCCCGCGCTCCACGTCCCTCCTCATTGACCCGCGCTGCCAGCAGCTCAAAAACTTCGTGGGCGCCGATTGGGTGGCGCAGGAATACGCCATGACCCCGGAAGAGGTCATGGAGGTGTACGGCATTGACCCCCGGGGCGGCGGCTTCGCCACCTATGGCGGGGCGGGGGCGCAGTACCAGGCCGGCGCCGTTACCAAGGTCACGAATGGCGACGGCAGCGATGAGGACGGACGCCAGGTCAACGGCGAGCAGCCGGCCAGGTGCATGGTGTACGAGATTTTCAGCCGCAAGGATGGGCTCGTGTACCACTACCTTGAAGGCTACCCGGATTTCCTGCGGGAGCCGGCCGCGCCGGCCATCTTCCTTGAACGCTTCTGGCCGTGGTTCGTGCTCGCCTTCAATGAGGTCGAGCACCACTCCGATATTTTCCCGCCGTCTGACGTGGCGCTGATCCGCGATCAGCAGATGGAAATGAACCGGAGCAAGCAGGGGCTCCGGGAGCACCGCAAGGCGGCGCGGCCCAAGATGGTGACGGGCGCCGGCCAGCTTGAGGATGACGACCGGGAGGCGTTGCAGCACCACCCCACGGACGGGGTTGCGTTGATCGAGCTGAAAGGCTTGTCGCCGAACCAGAAGATCGAGGATCTGTTGCAGGTTCTCAAGGTGCCGGCGGTTGACCCGAATATGTACGACCCCAAGCCCTATTTTGAGGACGTGCTGCGCGTCGTCGGCAGCCAGGAGGCCAATATGGGCCCGGCGGGCGGCGACAACACGGCGACCGAAAGCGCCATTGCCGAATCCAGCCGCATGTCCTCCCTGGCGTCGAGCGTGGATGAGCTGGACGATCTGCTAACCGAAATGTCGCGCTCCAGCGCGCAAATCCTCCTCGGCGAAATGGGCGAGCAGCAGGTGAAGGAGATCGTGGGGCCCGGCGCGATGTGGCCGCAGATGACGCGGGAGCAGATCGCGGCGGAGATCTCGGTTGTCGTGCAGGCCGGCAGCACCGGGCGGCCGAACAAGGCTGTCCGCATCAACGAGTTCAAAAGCATCGCGCCGTTCCTCATGCAGATGCCGGGCGTGAACCCGGAAAAGCTCCTCGGCTATCAGTTGCAGCTCTTGGACGACACGCTGGAGATCTCGGACTTCATGAGCCCGGGCCTCCCCAGCATCGCGACGCTGAACAGCGCCAAGCCGCAGGCCCCCACCGGGGCCCCGCCGGACAAGGAACCGGCGAACCAGGGCGGGCCGCAGCAGGGCCAGGGGGCGCAGGCGCCGCAGGGTGGCGCGCAGCCGCATGAGGCGGGCCCGGAGGGCGGTTCCGTGCCGAATATCCCGGCCGCCCAGACCCACGGCATGGCGCGGCGTTTCTTGTCGTGACCCGTCATGTTGGGTATTGCGTCGCGGTGTCGTGTTGTGTAGCTTCCGGTTGCGGGGCTTGATCCGCCCTGGACGGTCGGAGGCATTATGTCGGTAGTCGAGACGAACGAGACGCTAACCCCTGAGATTCAGGGGGCCGCCCAGACGGCAGCCCCCGAAGCTCCGGCTGCCGTGTCCGGTGCCCCGACCATCGACAATGCCCCGGCCGTGCCGACGCTGCCGGCGGCGCCGACCCCGCCGGCCGCGTCGGCTGATCCCGCGCCCGAGCTGTCGCCCGCCGAAAGCGACCGCGCCGAAATGCTGGCGCTCCTGAACAAGAAGCAGGACGCCCCCACCGACCCCGTTGCTGCCGCCGCCGCAACCAGCGCAAGCGTTCCCCCGAACGACCAGGCGGACGCGGCAACGGGTTCCCAAGCTGAGCCTGGCGCCGAACCGGCCGCTGAGCAGGACGACCCGGAGGCGGAGGAGAAGCCGCTTTCCGAGGATGAGCAGAAGCAGTACGGCCCCGCCGCGTCGAAGCACATTCGCCGCCTCCTGGGCCGCATGTCGAACCTCAAGAAGCTCCGGCCGGACGCGCAGGCGTACCGCAACCTGACTTCGTACATGGCGCAGAACAACCTTTCCGGCCAGGAAGCCGCGAAGGGCTTTGAGATCATGGCCGTGCTTAAGAGCGGCGATCCCGGCGCGTTCCTCCGCGCCGTGATGCCCTATGTCGAGCAGGCGCAGCTTGCCGCCGGCCAGGTGCTCCCGGAGGATCTGCGGGCCAAGGTTGAGCAGGGCTATCTTGATGAGGAGACCGCGCGCGAGACCGCGCAGCTCCGTCATCGTGCCAAGACGGCGGAGGTGCAGCGCGACACGACCGCGCAGCATATCCAGGCCGCACAGTCGCACCACGCGACGCAAGAGATTGCCGGGGCGCTGAATGAGTGGGAAGCGAAGCTCTCCACGCATCCAGACTACCGGGCGATGAAGGCCGCGATCCACGAGTTCGCGGTTGCCTCCTTCCGTGCCGAGCCCGCCCGCGATGCGCGGGAAGCGGTGGCACGGGTGCAGGCATATTTCGACAAGCTACGGGCACCATTCGCTGACGGCGGGGCCGCGCGATCCGCGCGACCGATCCAGCAAGGTCCATCCTCCACGCTCTCGCCAGCCAAGCCCCCGGTTCGGGTGCCGCAATCGCTCGCGGAGCAAATTGAAATCACCCTCGCTCGACGCGGGGCAGCCTAGCGCAAGAGGCTCGCAAAGGCGGGCGCGCGGCTGACGATTTGGAGCACGGCACATGCCGGATTTCTCTGGGGACGCCGCACTTCTTGAGGAAGTGACGACCGACGCTCTGGCCTTCTATCTCGACAAGGGGAAGGTCCATAAGCAGACGATTCAGGACAAGCCGATGGCTCGCCTGCTCGAAAGCACCGCCAAGGATTTCTCGGGCGGCAATGGCAACCTGTCGGTGGCCGTCAAGGGCGTGTTCGGCAACGGCGGCACGAACGATTCGCTGAAGGGCTTCCAGCTCGCCGACACGGTGAACTTCTACAACCCGAAGGGCACCAAGCGTGCTTCCTTCGTGTGGAAGGAACACCACATCGGAATCACCTTCACGTTTACGGAGGGCAAGGTTGACGGCTATCTCTTCGGGGATGGCACGACTTCCGCGACGCCGGACGCTGCCGGTGGGCGCAAGCTGAGCGGGCGTGACCGCACGGCCCTCGTGAACATGATTGACGAGAAGCTGGAGGATTTCTCCGAGCAGTACGCGCGCTCTCTCGTGACCCTGGGCTGGGGCGACGGCACCGCTGACGCCAAGGCGCTGACGGGCATCCGTGGCTTCCTCGTGGACAACCCCGCGACGGGCACGCTGGGCGGCATTGATCGTGCGACCAACCCCTGGTGGCGCAACCGCGCCTTCGTGGGCGCCAACGCGATCACCGCCGACCCGGCCAACGGCGGCGCGCTGTTGCAGTTCTGGCAGCAGGAGGCGCGGCAGCTTCGCCGCTTCGGCGGCAAGCCGAATATCGCGCTGGCCGGCTCTGACTACATCGCGGCGCTGGAGAAGGAGCACCGTGCGAACGGGCTTTACTCCACCACCGGATTCAAGGGGAAGCAGGACGCGACCATGGGCGGCGTTGCGCTGCCGGGCCTTGGCATCGTGCCGGAGTACGACCCCGCGCTCGATGACCTGGGCCTGAGCAAGCGCTGCTACGTCTGGGACACGAATGCGATCTCCTTGATGAAGATGCCGGGCGATTGGAAGTCCATCCACACGCCGGCCCGTCCCTACAACCAGTTCGTTGTGTACCGCTCCATCACCTGCACCGGGCAGATGGTCGCGCGGCAGCTCAACGGCTCTGGCGTGTACGCGATCAACTAGGCGCCTGGCGGCGGGGGCGACCCCGCCGCCTTTCACCCCAAGGACCAACCCATGCCCAATATGTCCCTCGTCCGCTGCCGCGTTCGCATCGCGGGCGATCTTCGCCAGGAAATCGAGCCCGCCACACGCGGCTTCGGCCATGGCATCGTGAGCTGGCCGGAGGTGCTGGTGCTGCGCGAGATCCACGGCGGCGACGATAGCGTGACCGCTATCGAGCTGGTGGGCAGCGCCACCACGGACGCGGAGAGCGAGAAAGCCCGGCTGTCGCGCCTCTATGACGGCACCCTGGTTGAGAACCTGTTCCCGGGCGCCTCGCCCCGTATGCAGATGACCATGCCGAAGGGCGCGGCGGCTGAGCTGGCGGCGGATACCCGCGCCATGTCCGACACGCCGACCTTCACGCTGGATCTGCCGGAGGATGAGCTGGCGGACGGCGCGGCTGATTCGGTCGAGACGCCCGATCTGCTGGGCGAGGCTGTGGCCCCCGCGCGCGGCCGTGGCCGTGCGTCCTCCAAGGCCGCCCCTGTCGCCATCACCGAGGCGGAGTAGCCCATGCGCGCGGAGACGCTAGACACGCTGTTGACGCGTCTCCGCGCCGAGACCGGGCAGAGCCTCAGCCCCGCGCTGGGTGTGAACACGCGGGACACGCTCGTTTACACGCTCCAGCGCGTGCAAGAGGAGCTGTACCTGGCGCATGATTGGCCGATCCTGCGGCATTCCGAAGTGGTGCCGCTGGCGCAGGGCCAATATCAGCTTGCCATCCCGGCGACACTGGACGCGCGCCGCGTCAGCAACATTCACGCGCGCCGAGCTGGCGCCACGCAAGACGGCTGGGGCAATGGCCTGGCCTTCTACCTGAACGCGGGCCTGCTGGACCCGGCGGAGCAGGAGCCGGCGGATGCACCGCGGATTTGGTGGCGCTATCTGGACCCGGCGAACAACGCGGAATTTCTGGTGGTCTCGCCCGCGCCGAACCGGGCGCTCGATGTGCGGATCACCGGCCTGCGGCCCCTGCTGCCGCTGGTGAACAGCTCCGACCGCTGCACGCTCGATGCGACGCTGCTGGTCATGGCGGCGTCGGTCGAGATCCTGACGGCGGCCAAGAACCCGACCGCGCAGCAAAAGCAGGTGCGGATGCAAGCCTATCTCCGCAACCTGCGGGGCGAAGGGGCGCCGCACGCCGCTGTCATCACCGTGGGCGGCACGGGCAAGCCCTATGGCGGCCCCCGCCGGCCCTGGCGCTTCTGATGCCGTATCTGAACGTCTCCAATTTCAAAGGCGGCTTGGACGTTCGGCGTTCGCAGGAGGCGAGCGCGAGCGGCCTGTTGTTTGAAGCCAAGAACGTGCATGTGACGCGCGGCGGCGAGCTGGAGAAGCGCATGGCCTTCGTGCCGGTGCTGCCGCTCCCGCCGGAGACGCGCAGCCTCGCGGCGACCGCCTACAACCTCTATACCTTCGCGGCGCACGGGCGCTCCCCGGCGCTGGACCCGGGAATGCTGCACGTCTCCGTGGAGCTGTCCCCGTGGGTGGGCCTCAAGCGCGTCCTCGATGTGGACGTGTTCGGTGGCAAGATCTATGCCTCGGTCGAGTACGACGATGGCACCATCACGCATTGGTATGATGGTGTGCGCGTGCCGAATTGGACGAGCCCGCCGGAGGCGCTGCCGCCGGCTGGTGGCGCGATCCCCACGGGCGCGCTGCAACGCTACGGGCCCATCCTGACCCTCTCGGGCAAGATGTACGCGGGCGCGCAGAACTTCCTCTTTTTCAGCAAGATCGACGATCCGACCGAGTATGTCCCGACCGTGCCCAACACGGGCCAGGGCTACATTGACCTGTCGAACAGCTATGGCGGATCGGAGCGCCTGGTGGCCTTCGCCGCCTATCAGGGCAAGCTCGCGGTGTTCACCCGCAAGAGCGTGCAGATCTGGGACGTGGACCCGGACCCGGCCAATATGCGGCTCCGCCAGGTGTTGACCAACATTGGCACCCGGGCGCAGCGCTCCGTCATCAATTTTGGCGATACGGACGTGTTCTTTCTGGCGGATAGCGGCGTGCGCTCCCTGCGGGCCCGTGACAGCTCCAACAACGCCAGCACCTCCGACATTGGAACCCCGGTCGATCCGCTGATCGTGGCGGACATGCTGGCGCTCTCGGACAAGGGCGTGAACGCGCAGGCGACGATTGAGCCCTCCAGCGGGCGCTACTGGCTCGCCCTGGGTAGCAAGATCTACGTGTTCAGCTTCTATCCCAGCTCCAAGGTCTCCGCTTGGACCCGCTACGAACTGCCTTTCGAGGTGGACAGCTTCGCGCAGATTGAGCAGCGGCTTTATGTGCGCGGCAAGGATAACTGGCTCTACCTCTACGGCGGGGCGGACGGGCAGACCTACGGCAACGACTACGAATGCACCGTGGAGCTGGCCCTGCTGGACGCCGGCAAGCCCGCCACGATGAAGCAGATTTCCGGCATCGACGTGGGCTGCGAAGGATCGTGGGCGGTGCGCCTCGGGACCGACCCGACGCAGCCGGACACACGGGAGCTGATCGCGACCGTGAGCCGGAGCACCTTCGGAATGGAGCGCGTGGCGGCGCAGGGCTACGGCTCGCACTTCTCCTATGAGCTGCGCCACCAAGGGCCCGGCCGCGCCGCCCTGCACAGCCTGGCAACGCATTTCGACGTGGGTGAGCAAGACTGATGGCGGAGCTGGTGCGCCCGACTGCGGAGGCGGTTCTGCATGTCGCCTCCCGGCTGCGGGAGAGTGACGCGCGGGAGATCTTCGCGTGCCGCTGGTGGGATGCCGGGGCGGAGGAGCTGGCGGCGGACGTGATGGCCGTCCCGGGCATGGCCTGGGTGGTGTTGGCGAATGACGGGGAGCCGGTGGCCGTGATCGGCGCGCGCCCCGCCTGGCCGGGCGTCTGGACCGTCTTCGCCTTCGGGACGCCGCGCTGGAGCGAGGTGGTGCGGACCATGACCAAGCATGTGCGCCGCTTCATGATCCCCGCCCTGCGCGCAGCCGGCGCGCGTATCGCCATGTGCTACGCCGACCGGGCGCATCACGCGTCGTGCCGGTGGCTCTCCGCCATGGGCGCGCGGGCCGAAGCCCTGCATGAAGGCTGGGGCCGCGAGGGCGAAGATTTCATCATGTTCGCCTGGAGGGCATAGGCCATGTGTGGCTCCGCGCCGAAGTCCAACAACGATCAGATCATGGCGCAGCAGCAGGCGGAGGCGGATGAGACGCGCCGCCGCGAAGAGGAGCGCCAGGCGAGGATCAACGCGGGCGTGGCGGCCGTGCGCGACGCCTTCAAGGGCTATGATGATGCCTACTATGACCGGCAGCGGAGCGCCTTTGTCGCGGCCAATGAGGACACGCTGCGGAAGCAGCAGGCGCAGGAGGGCGAACAAGCCTTCTACAACATGGCCCGCGTGGGCACGCTGAACAGCTCCATGGGCAACCGGATGCGCGGCGACCTGGCGGCCGGCTTCGCGCGGCAGAACAACGATCTCTTCCAGGGCGCGGAGGATTACGTCGCGCAGCAAAGGGATCAGGTGTTCAACACGCAAAGCCAACTGGAGGCGCAGGTTCGCAGCAGCGCGGACGAGACGGGCGCGGCGAACATGGCGACGGCGCAGGCCGGCAACATCAACCGCACCCCAAGCGCCAGCTCCGGCGCGTGGCTGGCGCCCGCGATCCAGACCGTTGCGGGCGGCGTGAAGAACTACAACAGCGGCCAGGAGGCCGGGTTCTACAGCGCGGCCGGGGCGAAGCTCTTTGGCAATGACGGGACGGCGAGGACGGTGCGATGAGCGGAAAGCTGGGCGATACCGTGCGGGGCCTGCCCCGCCGTACCGAAGTCAACGGCAACCCGCACCTCCTCGCCTGGATCAACCCGGAGGAGGCGGAGCTACTGCGGCAGCGCGGCGGCGGCATCGCCCCGGGCGGCGGGCAGATGAAGGGCCCTGGCGGCCTGCCGGCTTTCGATGACGGCTCTGGTGACGGCGGCGACGGCGGATCTGGCGACGGCGGCGACGGCGGCGACGGTGGAGCTGGCGACGGCGGGGACGCGGGCGGCGATGCGGGCGACGGCGGCACCGGCACGGGTGACGGGGCGGATGGCGGCGACGCGGGGGCTGGCGGCGACGGGGCGGATGGCGGCGGAGGGGCCTCCTCCAGTGGCGGCGCGGACAATGGCGGCGGCGCCGGCTACGATGTGCAGTATCCCTACCCTACGGGCGTGAAGGAGCCGGCCAACACGGGCCCTACGGCGGCGGAGATCGCGGCCGAGCAACTGCGCCAGCAGCAGGCGGCGGAGGCGGCGCTGAACGGGCGACGCACCACGGCCGCGCAGCAAGCCCGGGACGCCTGGGGTGGGATCTTCAACGATAGCTTCTGGAACGACCGCAACAGCGAGTGGTGGAACAACCAGGCGGGCGCCATCAACCAGGCCGAAGCCTCGGGGCGGCAGAGCGCGATTGCCGGGCTTGACCAAGAGCTGATGTCTACGCCGCTCGCCAATATCCTGACGGGCGGGATCTCGCAGCAGGCGCAGGCCGCGCGCGACGGGCTGGGGGCCAGCCTGAACAGCTACAACAGCGCGACGCAGAAGCAGATCGGGGATTCGCTCTCCGCGATCATCGCCAGCATCATGGGTTCCGCCGACCCGGAAACCGCCCTGGCGCAAGGCATGGGGCAGCGCGACCAGCTCTTTCAGCAGGTGCGGCCGGTGGCCGGCGCCGCCTCGTACAGCTTCGCGCCGGTCGAGACGCAGAACAACGTGGCGACCTCTGGCGGCATGACGCCGGAGGAGCAGGCCGCATACACGCGGATTCGCAGCTCCGACCTCTTCGGGCTGAGCAGCGACCCCGGCAGCATCGTGATCGGATAAAGCCATGTGCGAGCCAACGGCCATCATCGCGGGCATCGGCGCCGTCGCATCGGCAGCCGGCGCCTATTCGACGCAGCAGAGCAGCAACGCAGCGATCAAGGCGAACCAGAATGCACAGTCAGCGGAGATTGCTCGCCGCGCACGCGCGCAGGCTGATGAGCGCGCCCGGCAGGCGACCTTCGACAAGCGCAGCCAGGACGTTGTTGCCGAGACCCTATCCCGCAATCGGCCGGAGGCAACGGAGGGCGATCAGGACGCGGCGGCTGCGCTGCGAAGCCGCGTTGCCGAAGCGGCCGTTGCGAAGGCGGGCGAAGGGGCGGGGCCGGCGGAAAACCCGGTCCTGATGCCCACGGCGGCGGCCAGCGGCACGACCGTTGCCGACGCCGCACGGGCGGTGTCCTCGCGCCTGGCGGACGCGCGCAAGAGCACCCTGGCCTCTGCCTTCCTCCAGGGCACCAAGGACGCGCAGGGCGCGCAGAACAGGGGCTTGCAGACGGCGGCGAGCGACATGGCGACGCTGCAAAGCCAGCGGCGCGGCAGCCTCAACGCCTATGGCATCGACCTGAACCGGCAGACGGAGACCTTCTCCGCGACGCCGAGCATGTTGGGCGACGCGGCCACGGCAGCCGGCCAGCTCGCGATGAACTATGCGGGGCGCCAGGCCGGCAAGGCACAGGCGAACGGCACTCCCTCCTCCTTCTGGGGCTAAGAGCATGAGCTACAGCAATGCGGGGTTGGGCGATGCCGTCACGGCCCTGACCGAAGCCCTGGGCGGCGGCAAGGCGGCCGGTGATCGGTTCCGCAATATGGCCTATGCGGAGCACGCGCGCTCCAATATCCGCAAGACCGATGAGGAGACGCTGGGACTGCGGCAGCAGCGCGAAGCCGCGTCCGGCATGGCGGGGCTGATCCGGGAGGCGCAGGCCAGTGGGCAGCCTCTCGGGCAGGCCGTCATCGCGCGGCTCGCCCCCTTTATCGCGATGATGCGGGGCCAGGACGCGCCGGCCGCGCGCCTGGCAGCCGGGACGGCGGCGTTGGGCGCACCCGACCGGGAGCAGGCGGTGATTGCGGGCGGCATCGGCAACGACGCCGGCAATACCGTGTACGGGGTGGATCAGAAGAACGCGACGCAGCTCCAGGGGCATCGCCTGTCGGCCGGCGCCACGGTGGCAGCGGCGCAGGCGCACGCCGCCGCGACGCGCTACAGCGCGGACCAGCGGGAGGCCGGGCTAGACCGGCGCCTGGTGGTGCAGCCTGGCGCAGATGGCGCCTATGTCGGCCCTGGCGCGCAGCGGCTCCTTGGCATGTCGGTGCAGCCTGGCGCGGGCCCGCAGTTCCTCCCGGGCGCGCGGACGGTTGCGGGCGGCGCCACCAGCGTTTCCCCGCCCCCGGGCCCGATGCTCGACGGCGAGGGCAACCCCCGGCCCATGGAGCGCTTCACGGCGCCGGCCGCCGCACGGGCCGCGACCAACCCGGACGCGTCGAACGTGGCGGAGGCGCAGGAGATCGTGCGCGGCCTCGCCTCGCCCGACCCGGCCATCCGGGAGCGGGCCGCCGCGCTGGAAGCCGCCTACAAGGCGCAGGGCATCAGCGTGCGCGACCTGGCGCTGAAAGGTCTCGCGGTCCAGGAGACGCGGAACGCGGGCGCCGCGAACGTGCAGGGGCTCCGCAATGACGGCGCCCTGGGGACGCAGTTCCTCCGCAACTCGGGCGCCATGGAGCGCGCGGCGGGGAGCTGGAACAACCGCATCGACGTGACCCGGCTCGCGGGCGAGCTGCGGAACGCGGGCATCGCGCAGCAGCAGGCCGGCGCCACGCAGCGGACGGGGATGCAGCAGGCGGGCGCGACCGAGCGGACGGGGATGCAGCAGACGGGCGCGACCGAGCGCACGGGCATGGCGCAGGCCGGCGCCACGGAGCGCACCGGCATGACGCAGACCGGGCAGAACGAGCGGCAGACGCAAGCGCTGGGAACGCGCGTGTCTATCGCAGACGCCGACCGGGCGAGCCGGGAAGGCATCGCGGCGAACGCGCAGGCCGGTATGACCGAACGGGCGGACCTGGCGGCCCGGACGAAGCTGGAGGCGATCCGGGCGAAGCCGCCCCGGCCGCTGTCGGCCGCCGGGCTGGACTCTATCGAGCAGGCAACCGCCACGATGCGGAACGCGGACCCGGAGGCGCGCGAAGTGGTGGGCGCGCTCGCCGGCCGCCTCCTCGGGGACGGCCAGGCCACGACCGGCGCCGAAGCCGTGCAGATGGCGGCGCAGCTCCTCAACGACGCGGGCGCCACGGTGCAGGACGCGCGGCGCTTCCTGGGGTTGCCCATCCCGGGCACCAGCACGACCCGACCAGCGCCAGGCGTGAACGCGGGGAACGTGGTGGAGCGGGCCGGGCTGCCGGCGCGCGGCGCAGCTCCAGCTCCCGCCGCACCAACCGCGCCGCAGGCTCGCACGCAGACGGTGGCCGCGCAGCCGGCGGGCGGTCCTCCCGCGTCCTCCGGGGGCATCCCGCCCCGGCCGCCGACCGTGCCGCCTGGCAGCGCCTACAGCGCCAGCCGGGGGCTGTGGCGCACGCCGCAGGGCCAGGTTTTCACCGCTGATGGTCAACCCGTAGGGGCCCGCTGATGCTCGCGATGCTTGATGGCAACGGCCTCCTTGGTGGCCTTCCTCCGACCCCGGGCGAGCTGGAGCGCCAGGCTGCCGCGCAAGCCTCGCCGGCCTTGGGCTCTGCCGTGATGCAGCAGGTGCCGGAGGTGTTGGTGACGCCGGAGACGGTGCCGGCCTCGATGCCGGCCCCGCCGCCCATGGCAGCCGCTCCGGCGGATGATTGGGTGGTGCCGCAGGAGGCCGCGCCCATGGCAGCCGCCCCGGCGGATGATTGGGTGGTGCCGGCGGAGGCGCCGCAGGCGGAGCCGCTGGGCCTGATGGACCGCGCCGGCCTGGGCGTGCGGAACGTGCTCCAGGGCGCGGCCGGTATGGCGGACATGCTGAACAACGCGGGCGGCGCGCTGGGCAATCTGCCGAGCGTCGCGGTCAACGCGCTCGCCGGCCGGGAGGTGCTGCCGGAGCCGTTCCAGTATGGCGCCGTGCGGCGCGCGGTGGATGCGGGCGCGGACGCCATGGGGCTGCCGCAGGCGGGCACGGCGGAGGAGAAGCTGACGGGCGCCGTGGTGGAGGGCGCCTCGGGCACTCTGACCAACATTCCGGCCGGCGCCGCCGCTGCCGCGCGTATGGCCCCGGGCATCCCGCGCGCCATTGCCGGCGCCTTCGGTGAGGGCGCGGCCGTGGATGCGATCGGGGGCGCGGCCGGCGGATTGGCGCAGGGCGTGGCGCAGCAGGAGGGCGTGGGCGACTTCGGCCAGCTCTCCGCAGCCTTGGGCGGCGGCACGGTGGGTGGTGCCCTGGCCGGCGCCATCATCGCCGCCGTGCGGGCGCGTCGCGGAGCTGGCGCCATGGCGCGGCGCGGCACGCTGCGGCCGGAGGCGCCTCCGTCGAATGAGGAGTTGGCAGGCGTCCTCGATGACATGCCGGAGGATCTGGCGGCCCTGGCGGCGGCGAACGGCATCCAGCCGGGCGATCCCCGCCTGGTGCAGCTCCGGGAGCGGCTGGGCGCGCGGCGCGAGGCGGAGGCGGAGCGCACTGCACCGCAGCCGGTACAGTCGCAGGATGGCGGGCCCCTCCAGCCGCCCATGCCGCCGGAGCAGGTGCCGCAGCCGCCGACCGGCGCGCGGCCTGTCTCCCCGGCCGGGGAGGTCTTCGCCCCGGGGGCGCAGCCGGAAATCGACGCGGCGCGGGAGAACCGGGCGGGGTACGGCCCAAGCAACGGCGGCCTGGTGCCGACCGAGCCGCAGCCCAACCGGATGACGCCGGAGCAGATCACGCAGGCGCAGCGGCAGATGCAGGAACCGGCCCCTGGGCCGGAGACGCCGGAGCGCTTCACGGTGCCGGAGGGCCGCGCGCCGCAGACGCCGGAGCAGGCGGCGGAGCAGCGCCAGGCGCAGGGCGCCTTTGACCTGGCGCAGCGGCAGCGGGAGCGGGACAGCACGGCGCCGGAGACCCGCGACACGCAGACGGGCAGCGCCACGCCGCAGGGGCCGCAGCGGGAAACCGTCCTCCTCGATCAAGGCTACCCGGTGCGCGTCGTCGGCGTGGCCGGCGAGGGCACGGTGCGCGTGCAGCGGTACGACCCCCGCTCTGGGAATCCGCAGGACGGGGCGGAGCCATACGTGGTGCAGCTCCGCGACCTTCGCGAAGCGACCTACACGAAAGACCCGCGCGCGGCGCAGGACTTCGGGGAGCGGGCCGAAGGTCCGACGATCAACCGGGGCCGGGCGCGCGGGAAGCCGGCGGATGCCGCGCTGGGGATGCCGGAGCAGACGTTCCGCGTGACCCCGGACGATCCGCAGGACTACGGCACGGCATCCTCGGGAGGCCCCGGGCCTACCCCGCGCGCGCCCCTGCCGCAGCAGCCGGCGGGCGAGGCCCCGGGCGGCGGTGGATCTCGCTCCGAACAGCGCTACCGGACCTGGCAGGAGGCGGAGGAGGCGTTCCGCCGCAGGCAGGAGGAGCGGGCGCAGCAGGAGCAGGCCAGCGGCAACACGCGCCGGCCGGAGAGTGGCCCCTACACGCAGGAGACCAGCAACAGCGCCAAGGTGGACGCGGAGAGCGGGCGCTACGGCGTGGATGAGGCGGGGAACGTGCGCTCCGAGAAGGGCGGCGCCATCCGCTTCGCGAACCAGAAGCAGGCGGCCAAGTGGATTCTCTCGGTCGCGCAGAAGGATTCGCACGATCAGGTTTTCGAGATCGCGAACCACCCCTCCGGCCAGGGCTTCACGGCCCGGGTGACGGGGCATGTGGAGGGCGCCGGCCCCTACCAGAAGCCGGGCGCCAAGCCTGGCGCGGCGCCGGAGCCGGACATGCTGGACCCGGAGGCGGCGTGGACGAAGCGCGCCGAAGAGGCGGCAGCTCGCGCGCAGAATCAGGCGGACACGGTTTCGGACCTGACCCGGGCCCGCAATGTGTTCTTCGATCCGATCACCGGGGCGAACCGCCTGGCCGAACCCGGCTTCAAGCCGACGCCGGAGCAGGAGGCGCTTGCCAAGGTGGCGGAGCGCTACGTGGACCGGGCGGCCATCAACCGGGCAATCGCGGTGCGGCAGCAGGCGGAGCGGGCCGCAGCCGGCCGGGCGAAGCTGGCGGGCAAGGCGGTGGAGCGCGCGGCGACCGGGGAGCCTCCCCTGTTCCGCCCGACCTATGGCGATCCGAAGCTCGATGCACCGGCCACCCGGGCGGAGCCGACGCCGCCGCAATCCCTCTCCTCCTTCCTCGTCTCGCGCGGCGGGCTGCGCGACACGGGCGGGGATCTCCGCCACGCCGGGGCGAACCGGCCTGGCCTGATCCGGCCTGGCGGCATGGAGCTGGACCGCGCCGTGGAGGCGGCCCGGGAGGAGGGCTATCTGCACGGCGAGGAGGACGTGCCCGAGCTGCTGGCGAAGATCCGGGAGGAGGTCTCCGGGCGCCCGCAGTACCGGCCGGGCGACGACGCCGACCACCAGGCGGCGCGCGAGGGCTGGGAAGCCGAGCAAACCGAGCTGCGGGCTATTGCGGATGAGCTGGGCCTGTCGCCGGAGGAGGCGCGGGGCATGTCGCGCGGCCAGCTCGAAGACATTCGTGCGGAGCGCCGGAGCCAGGAAGCGCAGGCGGAGCGGGAGCCGGCGCGCGGGGATTTCGAGCCGGGGGATGAAGTGCTGGACCGGGGCGCCCCCGCTACCATCGTCGCCCGGGGTGAAGGTGAGATGGCGGGCCGCTGGCTGGTGGAGGATGCGGACGACGAATCCCGCTACTACGCCAAGCCGGAGGATCTGACGCGGCCGGGCGGCGATATGCCGCTCTACGCCAATCCCGTGCTCGATCCGGCGGCCTGGCGCCGGCTGATCGGCGAGCCGCTGGGCCGCGCGCTGGAGGGGCTGGCGAAGGGCACCGGCAACGCCTTCGCCCATGCGGGGGCGCTGGCCCGCGCCATCACCTACAGCGCGGACAGTGAGGCGCGGGCGGCGCCGTCGATGAAGGCGAGCGCCACCTATCGCAGCATCGTGGATGATCTCCACGCCACGGCGGGCGAGGGCAGCGGCACCGGCCGGACCTTCGATGAGGCGGTGTTCCTCGGGACCAACAAGGCGCTGATCCGGGTTCAGGCGATTGAGGATCTGCTGGCGAAGATCGGCGTCACGGGCGCGCAGCTCCGCGAGGCGGTGACGGGGGGCCGCGCCAAGGTGGGCGAGGCGGCGACGCAGACGCGCGAGCTGCTGCGGGATCTCCTCCAGCTCCAGCGTGACGCGGGCGTGGACGTGGGCGATGCCGGGCCCCGGTACTTCCCGCGCGAGTGGGACACCTCCGCGATCTTCAAGGACGCCAATGCGGAGCGGCGGTTCATCCTGGCGGCAACACGGGAGTACCAAGATCCGGCCGGACCCGGGCTGCCCCATGCGGAGGCGCGAGCTGCGGCGGATGCGCTGCTGCAAGCGCTCAAGCGTGGCGGCCAGGACGTGCCGGACGGGCACGGGCGCGGCAATGCCGGGAACACCAAGGAGCGCGCGTTCGGCCCTGGAGCTGACCGGCGTATGGCGGAGTTCTACGTGCAGGATTCCGCCCGCGTGCTGGGCCTCTACGCCCTGCGGGCGGTGCGCCGGGCGGAGATCGCGCGGCGCTTCGGCCCTCCTGAGTTCTCGCCGAACGGGGTTGTGCTGCCGAAGCTGGAGGAGCGAATCCGCCAAGCCTACGATGAGGGCGCGACGACCGATGACCTGGCGCGGCTCCGCAACTACGCCCACATCGCGACGGGCGTTGGCCTGGCCCGCTCGCCCCGGCCGCTGGAGTGGCTGCGGACCTGGGCGACGGTGGGCAACCTGAACGCGTCCCTCGTCATCAACCTGTCGGAAGCGCTGATGCCGGCGGTGCGCTCCGGCAATCTGGTGGGCGCGCTGGGCGACGTGGCCGGCACCATGAAGGTGTTCCAGCGCGAGCTGCGGAAGATGCCCCGGGCGGACCAGGCGTTGCTTGCGGAGCGGCTGGGGATCATCGCCGGTCGTGAGCACAACGCCATCATGCAAACCCGGTTCGGGGCGGGCGACATTCAGGATCGCAGCATGGCGCGCGTGACGGAGCGCTTCTATCGCACGGTGGGGATGGAACAGCTCACCTCCGCGACCCGGGCGCAGAGCACGGCGCGCGGCGTGGAGTTCATCCGGGATATGGCCCTGGCGGCGCTGGGGGAGCGGAAGTTCCTCGGCCTCTTCGGAGACGAGAACCGGGCGAAGTTCTACCTGCGTGAGCTGGGCGTGCCGGCCGGCAAGGAGCTGGAGATGGCGCGCTTCGTGAAGGAGAACCACGACGCCGGTTATCCTGACCAGCTCTTGCGCTCCGAGCCGGGCCAGGCGTGGGCAACGGCGGTCGGGCGCTTCGTGGATCAAGCCTCCCTCCGCCCCTCGGCCGCGACCCGGCCGCGCTGGGCGAGCACCACCTACGGCTCCCTGATCTTCAACCTGAGCAGCTACCCCTACGCCTTCGGCAAAAACGTGGTGTCCCGTGTCGGCCGGCTGTCGCGCGAGGCGGCCGGCGGGAAGGGCTACAGCCCTGTGGAGCGGGCCGCCCTGGTGGCGCCGGTCCTCCTGCCCCTCGCGACCTTCGCGGCGGCGCAGGTGGGTCTCCAAGAGCTGCGGACCCTGGCGAATGGCGACCCGGAGGTTGAGAAGCGGAAGACGGACGCGCGGCGCCGGCAGGATTGGGTGATGGATTCCGGCCTGGCCGGCGGGGCGCAGCCCTGGCTCAACCTGCTGTCGGGCGTGCAGGACGCGCGGCAGGGCGTGGCGCGGACGGCGGCGGGCCCGGTGATCGGGATGCCGCTGGGCCTGGTGGATGCCCTGGGCGCGGCTGTCAGCCCC